AACCTGTAGCGCCCCAGTCAGCAAGCATTGACACGTCAAATGTCCACTGGTCGTCAATGTGCTTATAAGCCTTGCCGTCTAGCGTTTGGTAAGTTTCGACGGTTGGACTGTTGGCAAGTGTTGCGCTGGTCGCCTGCGCGTCGTAGTTAACGGTTGCAATGGTCACGACTAAATCGCGACCAGTAATGATTGTCGTTGGCATTTTGTCCCCTATGTTGTCTGTGTGTAGTAAGTTGAAACGTTGATGTCGGCGACCAGCATTGGTGACTGCCCTACTTCTAGAACCGTCGGCTTTTCGATTTGTCCAACAACGTATCCTGCGGGCATTGCCGCAAGAATTCCCATGATGAGTTTTTCCAGGTTATCAAGTGAACCTGCATTGCTATTTGAAGCAACAATTGCTGAAATTGCAAAATTGATCTTGACCTGGGTTTTGGCCTTGCCGATCAAAACAATTTCCATGTAAGGCGAATCAGGCACAACCACAATTGCAGGTGGAATCGGCGCCTCAGGTACGCTGGAATAAATGTTGGCAGCCAGTGCGCTGAAAGAATTGGCTAGGGCTGCGCGGGTTTCGGCAACTGAATTGGCTGGCACTATTGCACGACCGTTTCAACGTCCAGGAACGGCATAAGTAAGGTGGACACGCGGTTGGTCAAACTGCGACCCATGCGATATGGCGTGGAAGTGAAATCGACGCCTTCGATCTGGCCACCAGCTGCGACGCGTGACTGAAAGACTTCAACGCTGACTGCCAAAATGGCTGATTCGATTGCAGGGTTGTTCGCGTAAATGTCGGCGGCTGAATAGCCTGAAAGTGTGGCGGTACCCATTGGAATTATCTCGCGCAATGTGACATTTGATGAAGTCAATGCAGCGGTGAATGAATACTCAGTCGCGGTCACGACTGTGTGGGTTGCGGTGAACGGTGCTGGAAGACCAGTCACAATAATTGACTGACCTGCAACAAAATGGTGGCTTCGCTGGGTGTAGAAATAAGCCACGTTTGATTCAAGTTTATATGACTGAATTGCTGAAGTATTAGCAACCAGCATTGGCAAAATTACGGCTTCCGACGTGTTAATTATTTCGTCAAGATAACTGTCACTGTATAAGGAAACGCTCACGCCCAGCACTGTTCGCAGTTGACTTGCGGTGACAATACTAGGCATGAGCGTTCCTTTCGATCGGCTGCGGCGAGATCGGGAGAACCCGCCGCATGATTAGTTTTGGCTATTAGCCCTTATTCACTCCGAAGGCACCAGCCGCAATTTTCGTGGCCACTGCACCAAATGAATACACGCCGACTGTAATTGAACCGTCAGCAGTTGATTCAGCACGCAACTGGTATGAAGTTCCTTCGTACCATGTGTATGCGTCTGGGTTGATGATCATGATTGAATCATCAATGTCTGTTGTTGCTGCAGTGTTTGCAGTAACGTAAAGATCAAGTCCGGCAACGCGTCCGCGCAATGAACCAGGTGTTGCAAGTCCTGGCTGATTCATTGGATTTGTTACTTCGTTGTAGATTGGGCGACCTGAATCATTTAGTGACATGATGTTTGACCACTGTGAAGTGTTCACCAAAATGTTGCGTGCAAATGGATTTGCAAGACCTGCAGTTGCAGCATAAACGCTTGCTGAACCGCGTGCGATAACTCCCAGCAATTCTGCTGCAGTTGGATATGTTGTGATTGTTGTTGCGTCAGCAGTTGCGCCTGCAACTAATTGGTCGTTGGCGTACTTGTCCTGTGCCTTAGCCATGGCAGCGACCATATTACGAAGTAACTCATCATAAAAAAGTGGACTTGTTCTAGTGAGCAGTTCGACTGAGAATTTTTGTTGCCCCGCGAATTTCTTCACGTCCACTGACAAGAACGCTGAGTTCTGATCTGTTTCATTGAAAATTGCGTCTTCGGCTACAACTGCAACTGTTGGTGCAACTGTGATTTTTGGAATCTCAAAAGTCATTCCCGCGTCAGGCAATGTGCCGCGTGAGATTGCTTCAATGCTTGGACGGATTGTTGTTGATAGTCCGTTGATAACTTCTGAAAGTTGGCGTGTTGGTACTAGGCCAGCATTGTCAGTTGTGTTGTCAGCTGCAAGAACGTACTGACGTGCATTCTCGTCACCTGTTGCAGCAAGAACCTTGTTTTCAAGGTACTTAGCAGCAGTTAGTTCAATGCGTGGTGCTGATTTGAAACCACCGACTGCATTTGCAGTTGCGGTGATTGACTGAGCGGCTTCAACCGTTTCGGCGGTTGCAGCGTGGTTAACGGTGTCTTCCACTTCGTCTTCTCCTTCTGTTGGGTTTGGTGCTTCAGTTTCGGTTGTCGAATCTGAAATTTCTTCTTCTGTTGCGGCGACTGATTCGACGCGGGCTGAACGAATGGCGGGTTCTGACGTCAAGGCGACCCCAGTAAGTTCACCCGCAAGAATGCGAACGGTGCCGTCCTTCAGGGTTTCGTATTCGTCAAATGAAACTTCAACGCTGAAACCGTCGCGCAAACCTTCCTGGGCTTCAACTAGTGCGTCATTTCCCGCAGTTGTTTCCGCAATTTTGAATGTAGCGTCAATGCCTTTGTCGCTTGATTCGATTGAAAGTGTTTTGCCAATTCGACGTGTGCGGTCATGTTCTAGGTTAAGCAAAACGGCGGTTGGTTCGATTGAACCAGCTGCAAATTGAACCTTACCAATTGACGCATTACCCGTTTCTTCAAACGTGACAATGCGACCTGTGATTGTGCGACTGTTCGAATCTGCAGCGGTGATCTGCATTGGTGTGATGACTTTTTTCATAGCAGCATGTCTTCTTCCTCGCGTATTTCTTCGACCGACATTGCGCCGATTCGATTTAAGATTTCATAAACCTGGGCACGCTCATAAGGATTGCCACGCAGGAAGTCGTCCAAATCAAACGACACACGATTTCCAGCAGGGGTGAAATCCGCAAAACTTAACCTTTGTTCAATGATCGACATGTAATTTCTAAACGCGAAATCGACGAGATCGCGCCTTTTATCTAAGGCGTTGGAATAAGTGAAACTTGATTGCTGGGAATCAGTGAAATAAGCAGGTAATCCGCACGCGCGAGAAAGTTCTAGTGCGACGTAATTCCGGGCTTCGTTCAGCTGCAAATTCTTTGGGTCATAACCCAATGTTTCCAATGTGACGTCAGCATTCAAAAATGCAGTTGACTTGTTCGCTCGCGCAGTACGCCAGGCGGTCAGTAACTTTGAAACGCGATCTGCTGGCAATGAAGTGCCATTTGATTTCAAAACCATTTGTGGAATTGGTTCGACTGCAAAATTCATTGCTGCGCGTTCTAGTGCTGCGGCTGCCTTGATCGTGCGACCTGCGCGACTGAGCAAACCTTCTTGCGTACCCTGGAAAACAACTAGGTTTGTTGGGTCAACGTAAGCGCCGTCAATTTGATAAGAAACAATTTCATAACCCATGCCGTTTGTTTGAATGGTTACGCGCTCAGGTGCGATTCGTTCCATTGCACGAATTTTTCCTGTATCTGCGTACCGTTCCATAACGTATGCGTAAGCATTTGGAAAAAAGAACAAATCTGAAATAATCCATGACCAGAACGTTGTCCCTGGAATGCGTGGGTCAGGTTGATTGATCACGCGCGGTTGTGTGACCTTTTCGCCAGTGGCTTCATTGCGTGTGTGCATTGGAAGTGAAGCAACGGTCTGAATGATTCCCAGTGCGCGTGCGCATGTAGGAACGCTCATTGCTTCGGCACGCGAAGCCGTAATCACGCCGCCAAATAGAAATAGATTTCCTACTTCACTGTAATACGGCGCAATTGCGGCTGCGTCCACGTTGCTGGCTTCAACTGGAACGGCAGCTTCAGCCTTACGCGTGAATGAATCAAATAATCCCATGCCCTAATTGTGTCAGGGTTATAAGTTCAACCAACCATGATGTCAAGATCATTCTCTGGGCGTGTCGCGAAGTGTGTCGCGAGGGCAACGGCGACGGCGCTGCACACAACCGATTGTGACGCCCTTCGACCTATAACCCAGCCGCCATCACCACGACGAAGTTGCACCGCAGCCAACACTTCTTCCGAAAGTTGACTTTGCCCCCTGTGCTTCAACCTACCGCTATTGATCGCAGGCGTTGCTGATGACATTGGCTATTTTGAATGGTCAGCGCCAACTGATGAAATTAGCGTAGAAAACGCAAGGCACGCCAACCCGTCAATGGGCAGACTTATCCATGCCGATAATATCAAAAGCGTTTTGAATGACCCGCCTGACGTGGTAATGACCGAAGTTTTGTGCCGTTGGGTCGTGGCGATCAATAGCGCGGTGGACGCGGCTTCATGGGGTAACTGCCTGGACAAGTCCATTGACCTGGACATTGACAAATTGACCTGGCTGGCAATTGATCTTAGTCCAGACAGAAAACACGCCAGTTTGGTTGGCGCCCAGAAAATCGGCAATGAACAATTTGTGGTCAAGTTGCTTCACACCTGGCAAAACGATCTGCAACTTGATGACAAGGCAATTGCCAACGACCTGGCAGATTATGCGCGCAAGTACCCAACCGAATACGTTCTTTACAGTCGCAAAACCAGTGCAGCGGTCGCCGCACGCCTGGCACCTGCTGGCATTCCGATTTTCGACATGGACGGCGTTTACCCACAGGCGTGTGACGAAATGTTGTCTGCGATCAATAGCGGTCGGTTAAAGCACAGGGGTCAAAGTCAACTTTCGGAAGAAGTTTTGGCTGCGGTACAACTTAGACGTGGCGACGGCGGCTGGGTTATTGGACGGCGGGCTTCGCAGTCGGTCGTTTGCGCTGCCGTCGCCGTTGCGCTTGCAACACACTTCGCGACACGCCCAGAGAATGATCTTGACATCATGGTTGGTTGAACTTATAACCCTGACACAATTAGGGC